GCTTATTGTTGTGTCTTAGGTCATATGAGACAAGAACAAATTTGGTAAAAAAAAATAACCCCTCTTAACGGAGGGGTTTTTTATTTCTTAACAGAATGGGAATATACAATCCGCAGTAAAGATTGAATAATTACTAACAACCGGACCACCTATTAATAAATTAGCAGTTATTTGTATTCTATAATTATGTGTAAGTGGGGCACCACTAATACAAGGTCCCTCCCAACCATTAAAACTACCAGCAAAACCATCTGTATTGTGAATTGTAGGACTACCTATCCAACTACCATTATATGATATTGATAATTGTGTTGGGTCAATATCTGTAACATACCAATGAACATAATATCCTTCAGGACTACTACCTGATGCGTTTAAATCCTCACAAAGTATATCAAAACTAATAACATTTAATCCACTGAAATTATTTAAAATCCAAGTCATTGCCGGTGAATTATTTGAATAACCACAAGCAACTGAATAACTTGATGATGGAATAAGATGACCTTCAGTGTAAGTTGAACTATATAATGTTATTGAAGGTTTAATGTCTTTACAAGTTGAGAAAATATCTATTGAACTTGGTTGTGATTTTTTAACACACTTAACAACATAATCAAAACCAATCTCAGTATCACTTGTTTGAGTATAAGTCAATCCATCATTATATGACACATTTAATGTTACAACACTAGTATTACCAATTGGTGGTGTTAATACTATTTTAACATTATCACCATTATGTGTTGGTAAAGTTCCAATAAAAATATTAGCATCAAATGATGAATTAAATGAATAAACAACTACACCATTAATATAAATAACACCGCTCACATCCGATTTAATACAGTCATTCCAATTTCTTAAATTAGTCGGACAACTAAGTGGTTTAGGTGCGTCAGGTGCTGGTTCAAGAACCGGAAGAGAATTATTAACGCTTTGACAATAGTCACAAGCAATTTTAGGGTCATTAAAGACTGTTCCGTAAACACTTGTAAAGTAATTAGTAAAGTATGTATTTCCACCGTAATGATTTTGCAATTGACCTAAATCCATACTTATTTCCATTAATTGCCAACAATTTCTATTATTTAAATCTAAAATAACATCACCTACCACATTACCCGGAATAGCTGGAACAGGTTGAATTACCGCATTTCCATCACCAAGTTTTGACCCACATAATTGATAAGCATAATATGTATTTCTAGACGATGATGTCGGTGTTGGAGTCATCGTCATTGTTGGCGTTTGAGTTGGTGTTGGTGTATGTGTTGGAGTTTGAGTTGGTGTGTGTGTTGGTGTTGCAGATGGTGAAGCTCCCGGTGTTTGAGTCATTGTTGGTGTTGGAGTTGGGGTATGAGTCATTGTAGGTGTTGGTGTTGGGGTATGTGTTGGTGTTGGACTTGGGCTTGCCGGTGGACAAACACACGCAATATCATAATTAATTCCAAGTTCAACTAAAACATCTGAATTATGTAAAGATTCCGGATTACAATTTGTGGTAACAGTAATTGTATTACTCAATGAGTCAATCATTACATTACCAGGACCTATTTGAGGACAAGATTCAATTAATGATGTAATCGCCGAAAACCATAATTCATCAGTTGGATAATCAGTTATTGTAGAACTAGTATAAAATAAACTAGTTCTAACACAATTCCCAACAGTTGTTGTCGCTGAAAATGTTGCACCGGTTAATATACAATTATCATAACCCGTTATTAATTCATTATAACCCTCATAAAAAAATTGTTTAATATTTGATAAAACTTGTATTGATTCATCAAATGACCCCTTACAAATGCTATAATACCCTATAGAGTTGAATTGTGTTTCACCTTTAATTGGCATTTTTTTTGTTTTTGAACATCCGGCACTATCAACAATTCTAACTGAATAATCACCCGCAGGTAAATCAGGTATTGTCAAAACTGTTGTTCCAACGGTATCCCCATTAAAATATAATGTAAATGGTGGTGTTCCATTTGTTATATAAGCACGAATAATACCATCATTATTTACCGCATTTTCACCTAATAAATGAAAATCAATAGTATTTGATTCATTAATAGTAAATGTTTGACTTTGTTTACATAATAACGAATCAATTACACTTGCAACATAATTACCACTAACTAAATTATTAAAAGTATATGATGTTAAAGATACATTGTTAATAGATTGACCATTAATCTCATATCTATAAGGTGGTGTTCCACCACTTGTTATTTGTAAATTAACTGAACCATTACTACCATCACAAGTTGTTCCTGTAGTTGATGTAATTAATTCAAAAGTAACCACATTATTAATGGTATATGCACTTGTAAAAGTGCAACCACCATTATCCGTAATATCTAAAACATATTCTCCTGAAGATAAATTATTAAATATATAATTTGGTTGATAAACCGTATTTGAAGTTTGATTCCCTAATGAATCTGTTAATGTGAAAGTATATGGTGATGTTCCCCCAAATACTACTATAGGTCCAATAACACCTGATAAATCATTACAAGTTGAATTTGTAACATTTACAGACACCACCGACATACCTCTTGGTGTTAATAATTTTGCCCTTGCCGTAAAAGTGCATAATCCAGCATCTACTACTTGAATTGTAAACCCTCCGGGACCTAATCCTGTAAAACTAACTGTTCTATCAAATGTTACATTAGTTACACCATTTGAACCTAAATAATAAAATGGTGCGGTCCCACCTGTTATAATAATTTCAATAGCCCCATCCGCAGTAAAACAAGTTGGTTGAGTTAAATAAATCGCACCTAATCCAACAGGAGGTATTTTATTTATAACCGCAGTATTACTCATTGAACAATAACTACCATCAGTTACCGTTACCGTATAAGTTCCGGCAGTTAATCCTGATATACTATCATTAGTATTACCATTAGACCATAAATAAGTATATGGTGGAGTTCCGGTTAAACCAGTAACGAATATTTTACCTGAATTAGATGCACATCCAGCATCATCAACAACATATAAACCAAAATCTAAATTTGAAGAATTTTTAATAATTACACTCTCGGATTTTCCTGTGCATCCGCCACCATCATTGGCAACCACATAATAAGTTCCGGCCGATAAATTATTAAATAAGTATGTGTTGGATGTAGGATAGAATGTTGATAATAAACCTACGGTATCATTATATAATGAAAAAACCGCGTTACCATAAAAATTACTAGTTTCCGCAATTAATGACCCGTTATTAGCATCACATACAGTATCAGTTATATTTGTTATTGAAACACAAGTCCCACTTGATATGTAGATATTTACAGGTTGCACCGTATTACCCGAAACACAACTATCAATAATATTAAATGAATATGTTCCCGCAGATAAATTTGTTTGAGTATATGCCGTAACACCCGGGCCTAAAGCCGTTGTTCCCGTAGTCGGTGATAACCATTTAATTGTATAATCGGGAGCATCCCCAAAAATTTTAACAGTAAACGACCCTGAGTTAGTATTAGCACAATCTCCGGTTATGCTAGCGTTATATGATAAAAAACAACTCATTTATTGTGTAGAAGTTATTGTATAGTTTATTTTCATAATTATATTAGTTGTTGACAAGTTAAACTAAATTGTATTCCAACATTTATTGTTATTGAGTTTATTATTTGTGTAGGTGAACAATTTGTATTCCAAATTCTAACTTTCACAGCACCGCTATCCCCATATCCAACAACAGTTCCTGAAGCATTTTCATAACGATAATCATATCCTAATGAAATCATTTGTTGTAAGGTTTGGTCTAAAGCGTATGACCAATCTTGTAAACAAGGATAACTATCAGTTACATTATGTGACGGACAATTAGGTGTGTTATAAAGACCAATACCACTAAAAAACGATGGTTGAGAAATACTAACACCATTTATACGGATGTCAACAAACCAATTACTATTAATAGTATTAAAATCACAACCTGAGGTATCCGGAATAGGACCACTAACAGGATTTGCCCAATTATTGATTACATCTGCCAACACCACATCAAAACTTTTATCCGGGTATCTATCACATACGGTTGACCAAACAGTGCAATCGTCTAAATAAATACTACCTGTAAATTTACAAGGTCTACAAAGAACTGGAACTAACTCACAACCTCTTTGTCTTCTCCATACAAATTTTTGTCTATGGAATATTGAATTTTCTAACTTAACACCTGTATTCCAAATTGTTGTCGCCGGAATCATTTGTTCAACTAATCTAATCCAATAATCACCCATACCACTTACATACTCAATCATTGTTTTGTATGTAAAGTTATCGTTTTGAATACCCGCTAATGATTCTGACTGTAAGTAATTCCAATAAATTGAAGATAATGTTGGATAACCGCTAGTCCCTCCATCAGTGGCGAATTGTCTATTTCTAACATTAATTGTATTTTTCCAAAATGTTTGAGCAAATTCAAAAAATGTTTGTTTTAATGGTTGAGGATTAATTACCGTAGAATCAACACCTCCCGTATGCGGATATAATGAAACCGGATTAGGATTACATTTTGTAGGTGCGACATACCCCAATCCTTGGTCAGCAATTGGAAAGTTAAATTGTCGAGACATATACCAAACATCATAAGATAAACCTTGTGCAGGATTTAAATATAAATCAACATTTTTAACATTTATAACTAAACCTTCATTTCCGGCATTATACAATGCGTTATATCCCCCATCCAAATTACTTCTATCACCAATTTCAGTATCAACCCAACTTTTATTATTATCTATTTCACTTCTTAAATTATAACCTAAATCAGTATATGGGAATTTTCTATAAACATTTAAATATTCTTGGCCATATGTGAATGGAGCTAATTTTGTTTGATAATTTGGATTAGAACCTGTAAAAACACTATTAGTTAAATCAGGTTGTTCAGGTGACCTATGTTTTGGAGTAGATTCAAACCAACCACTACCCATTTGATAAAAATAAGTCTCGGAATTAACCGGAGACATTGGATAACCATCACTACTAATAGGATAATCACTTTTAGTAACATTAGCTTCTTGAATAGTTGATGTTGTTGTAAAACCTGAGTAAGTATGACCTTGTATATTAAAAGTATAACCACCATCTAAAGTTGGTAATATTTTAGTATAGGTCCCACCCGATATATTAGCATATTGAGAGTTAAAATCCGCAATATTTATTTTTTGGTCCGCCAAATAAACATATTCATTAAATTCAACTAAAGCATCCGGAGCACCAATTAACCTCATTAAAGTTTCAATTGACTTTCTCGTTCCTTTTGATTTGAATAAATAAGCGGAATTAAGAACTAAATTCTTATAATATTGATAATTTAATTCATCAGGTGTTTGTGACTGACCGACACCACTAAATGCTGAACTATCAACATTTTTTTGACCAAATACTGAACCTAAAAAATCCTCATTAGTAATTGGTGACATATTTGTAGACCAACCTAATGTTTGTGATAAATTTTTTAATAATTGTGATGGAATATCATTACCGGTATTATAATTTACCGAATTCATATATGCCAAACCATTGATGAATTTTTTAGTCTCATCAAAACTTCTACCATAAATTTGTAATATTTTTTCAATTTTTTGGTCAGATGTGTCAAATTCTTTAAGAGAATCTGTCGTTAAAAACCTTGAAACTAAATTTGTTTGATAACCATCAAAAGAAACACTGACATCATTTAATGTTGTTAAATAAGTCGTAAATGAATTTGTTAATATATCTAAATTCCAATTACCATATAAAGGCCAAGTAACTAATTTATTTTGAATATAAAATGTTCCATCATCACTTTCATTTGGAACTTGGAAATTTGACGTGTAAATGGGAACAATATTTCTATTTAATAAAAATCTTTGAACCTCATCTAAGTCTTCACTAAAAACTCTATTAACTTGATAATCATTTGGTCTAATAACTAAATTATCATAAGTCTCATTTTGATTTGGGAAAACATCCCCTTTAAGGTATATTTTAAGAATACCTGTTGTTAATGAAGTTGTTGGCACTATATGAGTTACATCATAACCAGTCCCACTATAATATAATGAGTAGTTAGCAAATTGAGTAGTCATATTTCTCAAAGGAGATACTTGAACTTCTCTTAAGTCTAAGTTTCTAGTCGCATTAACAGTAAAATCAATATCAAATGGATTTCTAATTCTTGAAACATTTAAATCAATACTAGTCTCATTAGTAATTGGATTATACGAAATATTTGTTGCCGTTGTTCCGGTTAAATAATTCTCATCCATAAAAGTAACTTCTAAAGCCGCTGGGAATTTACTAATTATAGTCTCAACAGATGTTGAAATTCTTTTAACCATTGACCCATAAGAAGTAAAATTTGTAACTTGAGATACATCAAAATTTGGATAAACTTTAAAATTATTTTCAAAAATTGATTTAGATTGAGCCACACTATCAACACCTAAACCTTCTAAATTAATAGGGTTAGAAAACGCACCTGTTGTAAAATTTCTATTTGATTTTTCGGTTATACCCGATGTGAACTCAAAATTACCTTGCGTTAAACCACCTCCCGCAACAAGTTGGAATCCAACTAAATTATCGGAAAATGTTCCAGCACCGGAGGCTGTCTGTGGTGGGCACGTAAATTTTTCTGTAACCATTATTGAGTTATATTTGTAAAGTTTTTACTAAAATCTATATTATTACCTCTATCTTGTCTAACTTCATATAGTAATGCGTTAAATTGGTCTCTAATTTCATATAAATTGTATTGTTTGTATATGTTGTCATTAGTATCATATAATGTGTAGATACCATCATCAATAGACTTAGTTTGATTACCGTAAAGTGCTATAGCCAATGTTGAGAAGTCGTGTTCAGCTATCTCAACATCCAAAGTTATTGGATTGAAAAAAGTATTTGTAATAATCACATTTTGATTTGGTTGACCAATATATGGAGTTGCATTTGGCTTATTTGTTGGAGCCGAAGATGGTGATAATGTGCAAAATAATAAATTTGTATTGTTATCAGTATATTTGTATCTTATCGCTTTTTGAGATGAATTGGTTAAATTTTGAATAACCGGTTCACAAAAAAATGATGATGTTATAAGTCTAAAAAAATTAGGTATTTTAGTCCCATCAGAATTTAAGTATTCAACTCTAAAACCAACTAATCCTTGATTAACAAATTTGTTTCTGTATGTTGCAGGAACTTGATTTAAATCAAAAATTAGTCCTTTAACATTAGGAAGTGCCGATAAAACACCACAATCTAATATAGTAGTTCTTATTTGAGCCGGTCTAATAAAAATAGTATAAATCCCAATTTGATTAAATTGTTCTGCAGGTAATTTTAAATTATATAACCCACCTAATATTTCAATACCATTATTTACCCCTGTAGAATTATTATTATAGTAAGGTTTTAAAATAGACAACGCATCCAACTTTGTTAATACAAAATTATTGGTATCATCTCTTGATGGTGTATAATTTAAAATTATCTCAACATCTTCCGGACTTACGTCAGCCGGTCTTATCGTTCCATATGTTCCTGTAGCCATATTATATTTTAGTATTTACATTAAAAAATTTATACCCGTATTTGACTAAGTCACCTACGTTGTCAACCTCACCCAATCTTTCTACTCTTTCAAGTGCCGAGTTCTTCCCTCGTTCTATAAATATATTGGATTGCACTTCTGCCTCGTCAATTATCCCTAATAATAATTCATTTTTCACTATTGGTTCACAAACTACCATATCAGAGGTTAAACCCGATGATTTAACTACAAAAATTGTTGTCCCATCAGACCAATCATAGTAATCAATATCATTAATTGTATAGGCAGTATACATACCATCTAAACTTACTCCGGAATATGTTCCGATTATACCGGTGTTACCCGTTACTTGAATACCCGGTTTATATTTTACCGCACCATACTGTTTTAAATCATTTAACGATGATGTAGTATATCCTGTTATCACAAAAGGTATTGATTGTCCTGTAAATGGTGGAACATTACCGGTATTAAATAACCAAATATCATCTGTTGTAGCATTACAACTTGAATCTCCACTGAAGATGTAATCGTATGATAATAATGTGTTAGACCAATTACCCCCCGCCGGTTGAAAATGTGCAGTTCCTTTTTTATTTGTTATTGTTGCACCCGTAAATGGAACATATACCGTTTTTTTAATTATATTTGTTCCCCAAGGACTCATACCTGACAAAGTAATGTTATATGTCGCACCGGTAATTATTTGAGGATAAGGATGTGATAATGGTGATGTTGATGTAACAGGTTGAGGTGATGAATTATCCCCCCAATCAATTGTATATGTCGAAAATTCTAAATATTTCTTAAAATCAGTATCACTAGTATTATAAAAATAACATCTGTATGGGTCGAGACTATTCCCCGAAAAAACAAAATTTAACATAGTATCTTGTTGTAACACCATACCATCAAATACCGAATAATAACCAATATCAACAGTATTTTCAGTTAATAATATAGGGATTGTTAAACCTGTTAATAATGATGTCCCATATTGATGAGTCACATCTGAATAATTTTTAGTGTTAGTCCCCCCTGATAATATTTCAGTCATTGATGAATACACATAAGATGTTCCCGTCAAATCAATTTCAAAGGTCTCTGCGGGAATAATACAGCACTTGTTAACTATCCCGGTCCCCGTTATAGTTCCAGCGTTATATGTGACTTTAAAAATGTCTCCACTAATAAATTCCGGCGATATTTTAATATGATAATCTCTTTCTGTCATATTATGGATTTATATATTCATACCATTTTATTGAACTTGCGGTTCCGGCTCTATTATTACTACTATCCCAAACTTCGTATGTTTTATTTGTATAATTCAATCTAACTTCATAATAAAAATATTCTTCAGGATTAAATCTAAAATTATCGGGAATATCACTTTGTGGTGTATTAGTCATTTTTACAAAAACACCCAATCTAGCATCAAAAAATTTCGCAGTCATATAAAAAGTGTTAATGTTTAGAAAAGTTGTGTTTCTTAACCAATATAAAAAGAACCCTTCTTTGTCACCAACATAATCTAATTGAAATGACGGTATTTTAATATTAACCGGAGCTTGATATGATGTAGTCATTGCTGTAACAGTAAAACCCTGTTGAACAGGTAATATTACAGTGAAATAATTTGTTTGAGTGATAGCATCTTTACTATCATAGAAATCCAACTTAAAAAATGACTTGGTAAATGGTTTTACATAATAGTAAATTTCTGTAGTTAAGAATCCTTCAGGGATATAACTAGTTACCCAATCACTCGCCAAAGCACTCGTAACTTGTAATGTAGGATTTGTTGGAACACCTCCATTAACACTGAAAAAATGAAAATCATATTTAATATCAGTTTTAGTGTCACTACTATATGGAGCGTGAGCAAATCTTAATATTTCAAAGTCACCAGGAAATCCAACAATATCTTCAACCACATCCTGTTGATATTGGTCAATAGCATCATCTTGACCAAGAAAATCCCATTTAATCTCAACAGGGATATTAATATATTTGTCGTTCCCTTTTGGTAAGGTAAATTTATAACTATTATTATTCACAATTATCGTTTGTTGGTTGTGCAGCCCCGTAAAGAGTTGCGTAATTATGTAAACTACTTTCTATATAATTAGTTCCTTCAGGTATTATTCTAAAAATAAAATTATCATATGGATAATGTTTTCCATTTAAAAACGGATAATCAACACCATTACCACTATTATCTTTAAACCCATACGAATATAAATCTCTCCAAATAAAAGAATTGTAAGTTGTTGAAAAATAAGAATAATCCGGAACATCCGCCATATTCTTAACACTACCCGTTTCTATATAATCGGAATAATCTCTAATTTTAATTTTATTATGTGGTTGATAATAATACCCCATCTGATTTTGATTACTATCCTCAGAACTAATATCAAAAACAAAAGGATTATATGTAAACTTATGCGAAATATCACTAATCATTCTTTCTTTCTGTTCATAATCATTCCATTCATAAATTCCACCATCAATAATATCACCCTCCTTTAATGATTGCATATAGGTAAAAGTAATTGGTTGAAAATTAGGTCCTAATCCAAAACCAGGTGTGGTTTGATAAGTTCCCAAAGGATATGGTTGATTATTATCATCAACAAAATTAGATGAAGAATTAGATAATGACCACCAAGAACTAGGAAACCCAAGAGTAGTTAAAGGTAAATTAAATTCATACCCTTGTTTTAACCCAACATACTGACCATTGTCATTTTCTAAACCAAATGTTAACCCAAAATAACCTTTCCATAATGTTGTAATATATAATTCGGTTATCGGTCTTCTTTGATTATCTCTCAACTCACTCACATCAATATCTTTATTAAATGATAAACTATATGATTGAGCACCTTCCTTAATTGAAACTCTTTTAACATCGTTTGGTGTATAAGCAGGACTCTCAAACTTCTTTTTTCTACCAAAAATATTTTGTTCAAAACCAGCGTTTACCATAACCGCATCATCAACATTGGTTAATAATTTATGTTGTAACACATAATATTTTGATGTCGTATCATTAGGGTTTTCATAATTAATGATTCGTTTAAAGGTTCCGTTATATCCTGAAACAAATTTTCCTGACGGATATCCAATATCGTAAATGTTAAAAACATATTCCTCTGTTCCCGGCATACCATCACCCAACTCAAAAACTTGAAATGTTTCATTAGTGGTTACCACACCATTAACAACTATTTTGATTTTAGCAAATTCACTAACCGATAACCCGTGTTTAACCGGACAAACAAATCTCACAACCTTATTACCATTAATAAAGGTATCCGTTGATTTAATTACAAATGGAATACCATCAGAAATAGTCCATTGCACCGCCTGTGAATGCACCCCATCGTAATATTCCAAAACTTTACTATACGAATTTTGATAAGGATAACTAACAAAAAAATTCCAATTGTATGTCGACGCACTTCTTGATACAAAATTTATATGATTGTTTGGTGGTTGAGTATACCCACTAACATTATAATCACTACGAATAAAATCAAACTCGTAATATTGGGGAAACCCTTCCCAAGCAATTGCATCTCCGTTAAGACCACATTGTTGTATTGTTAAAGCGGTTTCATTTATGTAATATAAATTATTTTTTAATGGTTCATATTTTGTTGAACCAGTATATGCGTTTTCATATAATAATTGAAATTTACAAACAGGTCTAAATGTTGTAGATTTTTGTCTTTCATTATCAAATAACTGTGCAAGATTAACATCAATACTTCTATCAAACTCTTGTAAAATCTTTGAATTTTGAACTAAAGGTGTTGGTATTGATAAATCAGTATTGGTCGCCGTTTTGTATCGTAATGAACCTAAAACAATTCTAATATCATCCATCTTAATTTACTATATTACTTGTGTTTATCCATTTGGTTCTAAATCTATCAAAAGCCGATGCTCCTCGTCTTAAACCAAAATAAAAATGGAATGGTGCTCCAACCGTTACTAACTGAATATCCGCACTATTTTGATTCCAAAAGAATGGGTCAGCAGATATATGTGGAAGCACTGGCGGTGATGGTGGATTTAAAGACCCGTTATCAACCGCGTAAATATAACCTTTATCGTATTGAACTTGACTACCATTACTTCTAAAATATCTTGATTCAGACAATAATCTATCTAATGATTGATATTTGTGTGAAAATATTGTAGTCCCTCCACTAACACTAAAATCCCAATTATTATATTGATGACCAAAAATAGAATCCGTTGAACTACCTACATTAGATTCTATTCTCCATTGAGAGAGTGGAACCCTTTGTGAATACACCGGAAAATTACTAAATGTGCAAACACTTGTAGTTGTTCCCGAAGGATTAATAATAGTTCTTTTTGGTGTAATATAATCTCTTAACTGAGTATCAGATGAAAAGAAAATACCCAAAACATTATCACAATCAAAGAAAATCGAATTTTGTTTTGTTGGGTCAGGGTCATCAGGATAATTTCCTGGTAAAAATGGTGCAACACCTAATTCTGAATTAATTGATATTAATTGAGCATAATCCGCATCAATTTGTAATTTAGTTCCTTTAACACCTCTATCAGGTCTACTATTAGAAAAATACGCCAAAATATTTAAAGACCCAAGTAGTGTTTTTAAGAATGTTTGGTTCATAAACCTACTCACAATAAATAAATTAAGAATATCGTCCACCGTTCCATAAGAAGATGTGTCCAATCTATTTGCAATATACCCATCATATTCATCAGACATAACTAATTCTTGTATATAATCCGCTCTTGGTCCTAAATCCATAATTGTTGTAGGAAAACCAAAGTCCTCTCCTCTTTTTTGAAATTCATTACTTGTTGAGTCAAATTGAGAACTTCTATAATAAAAGTTTTTTGTTTGATAATGATATATAACTGTTCTATCACAGTAACTAGGAATTGGTTGATTTGGTGTCGCACTAGTTGGCGAGGTATATCCAATAATTTCATTTTTAAATGGGAATGCGTATAAACTACCATTAACCCAATTATTAATAAATCTATGTGAAAATACATTTCTACAAGCACCTAACATTACCATATTTCGAGCAATCCACTCAAACATTAATTTCCAATCTTCAAGTAATGATATGAATATTGTGGTTACAAATTTATAACACCCATATTCAAAAATTGTTTTACCGTTAAATTCTTGACAAGAATGTCCTTTAATATTAATTGTCCCATTATATGTTCCCGGGGCTCTTTTACAATCATAACATTCTAAGTTAACAGAACCATTACAAGTAAATGAATCAAAAACTTTAATAATACCTGTTGAACCCACCAAATCATTATGGACCGCAGCCAAATCTCCCGAACCTGCACTTCCTGTAGAACTTTGACTTTTATTAATACCTATAATACCGTTTTCAGGAACTAAATAAATTTGAAAATTATTATTCTTTTGTAATACCATACCATTACAACAATATTCTTGAACAGTTGTTGATGTTGGTAATCTATCTCCTCTCATCACAATTTGATTTCCGTTTAATCCGGAAGAAAACTGTATAGTGTTACCTGTAGTATTATACATTGGAGTATAATAAGTTGATGTAACATTAAAAGGTTGACTTGTTGTATTATAAAATGTTGTTGGTTCATTTGGTGAATATTCCCAATAGAGATTATTATGGTGTAACTCTAAATTAGTATACATTATAGGACCACCTTCAATAATTTCATTCGGGAAATATCCTTGGTTATATCCTGTATTAGATGTATAAACATCACTTGATTTTAAAGAATTAATGTAAACTTGATAGTAATTTGAATAATTTTGCAAAATCCTCCAACTAAATCTATTAAAAGAACTAACTTTTAACCCGTGACTAAAATCTTGTAAAGCGACTGAATCATCAATTATTCCGTGAACATTCCCAACACCGGAACCACCACAATTAGGAGTAAAAGACCCAAAAGAATTATTATCCATACTTGAATAATAACTAATTAAATTAGAATTAAACCCTGAATATCCTGAATTTATAGGACCTGTGTAAACATATAATGTTCCACCTGTATAAGCACTTATTGGTCCAAAAGTTGTTGTCAATTCTGGTTTATATGAAAATGAATTAAAATATAATTTTTGATTTGAATAAGAATCTGTATAAACATTACTATCATTTAAATTGGCACTTAAATGACTAACATTTTTATAACTTCCTTGGATAGGAATATTCATATGATAATAACCGCTTACTTTTTTATCGTTCTCATTAGAATACCCGAACAATCTACCTAAACCATATTGAATTGGCACTTTAGGTGTATAAGGGTCAACCCCTCTGTTTAAAATTAAAACACAAACTTCGTTATGGTCTTTAACATAATCCATAGGTTTATATGTTGTTGATGGGATATAATCAGCAATATAGGTAAGATTATCAAATCCAAGATTTACCCCAATTTCTTGCCCAAAAATTGTTGTATTATTTAAATAACGATTATTCAATGAGTCATAACCAATATCATTAACACATTGACCACTAAATTGACTATAAGTCATTCCGGTTATTACTTGGAAATATTCCACATCTGTCGGGAACTTATGGTAAGTATTCGTTGTTGTTGCAGTAATATTAACTTGATATGATTGAGATAAATCACCAGAACCATCAGGATTAGCATATGTAACAGATATATTTGTTAACCCTGTTGTCGTAACACCCGTAATTGCATTGTTACCATAAACATTTGTAACACCACCCGTTAAATTAACATCGTTACTTATTGTTGGATTTTGGAATGCAACAATAGTCCCACCGGTTAAATTTTGAATAGACGCTTTATCACAAATAATTACAATTGTATTATCAGTGTGAAAGTCAGATTGTTGTGGATTAAAATTAACCGAAATTCTATTTACTCCACCACCTGGATTAAATGTTGATGAGTTAAAATATTTTGCTTTAACATTAAATAAATTAATTCTATCCGGTAATGGTAAACTTGTTGTATAAATAAACCTACTTAAATCAGGATTAGAATCTTGAGCCAAAGCTAAATAAGGAGCCCCAATATTTACCGAAGCATATTGATTATCATATTGTAAACCACCAAATTCTTGACCATATATTGTCACTCGTTCAGGTAAAAACCCATTCGGGTTATCCGGATTAATTGATGGAATTGAATAAGAACTAATATTAAATAACGGAACAATTCCTGGTGACAGAGTTATTGATGTTACAGTATTATCCGATTTTATTGATGGACAAGGTTTCGCTTGATTAGTGGCAGCCAAAGCCGCAGCACCTGAACCATCATCAGTTCCATCAGAACTAGTCGGTGAATCAGGACTACAAGAACATAACTCACAATCAGGATATGTTAATATAGGAACTTTTATTCCACTTAAATCAATTTTATCTAATTGTTTTTTAAACCAATAGAAAAATATACCTAATCCAATATAAAATATTGATAATGCAATATATCCAGCAATTAATCCTAAAGCAGGATATGATGTTGCAGCTAAAACAATAGCATTTCCCGCCTGATATGCCGCCCAACCAATAAAGGTATAAATTAAAAATTCTCGTAATAACCAAATTACAAAATATAAAATATGTAACAATAATATTAACGCAAAAAATACAGGCGTTAATATAATACTAAAAAACATAAAAATGATATATAAAATATCAAATCTAAAATTACCATCATTTGTTGGAAATCTATTATTAATGCCTGAACAAGTCTCATCTAATATATTTTTAATCCCAATATATCTCTCTATCCCTGAACCCGAAGTCATTCCATCAATAAATTGAGATACTGTATAAACTTTATTATATTGCATCAAATAAAATTTATCTTCACAATTGATAGCCTCCTGAATAATATTTTGAGCCAATATATTGTCCGATGTTGAACCGGTATGAGCGTAATCATTCCAATCAACACTAAACGCATACGATTGTTGAGTATTATTACCATTATACTCTTTAATATTTGGAACTAAAAAATAACCTCGTTTTGTCGGTTCACTTAATGATGGAGACTGAGACCACTTAACTTTAAATCTATATTTACCTTTGGTTGGAATACCCACTTCTGGGTCATTAGACAATACCTGTTCACCAAACTCATTAGTTGTGTAATAATCTAAATTCATTGGGACATCAATTAACCAAGTTCCATTTTCATCAATAACTTTACCACCCCCTTCTAAACTAAAATTTTCTAAAATAGGTCTACCACTTGAATCTTGTTTGATTGTTTGTCTAATCGCCAATATATCTCCCGGTCCAACAGTTAAATTACATAAATGTCCGGATGTGCTTGGTGGTCTACAACCTGTAGTAACTGAACTACTATTTGGTGCAGATATTATTGACCCCATAAATATCGAGGTTGGTCTAATATCAATATTAGCTTCACTACTTAAATCAAAATCAGTTCTAGTAATACCTAAATTACAAATTTCAGGTTGACCCCATAATGGTTCCACCTCAATAGATTTACTAAGATTAACAATCTGAGGTAATTCTCTTAAATTATGTGATGATTTAAAACTAGTTCCCGAAACTTGTGATTCTGTCGCAATCCCCATTCTAATTAAATCCTGAGGTGATAATGAAAATTCTCCAATATCAGATAAATCAACATCCATTACTATTGTATGAGAACCAACCGGAACTCCAAATATCATATAATCCCCACTTTCATTAGTCACAGCATTATATTTGTAATATTTGTCGTAAACCTCGATTAATGTTGGTTCTGTCAAAATATCATTTCTAGTGAAGAAAGTTCCCGTCGGTACGTGAGCACTATAGGATTTAACATAAGGTAATAAATTATATCGATAACCATCACTATTATTATCTAATAATGATTTATACGGATATAATTCAGAAATTATAGGATTTTTTTGGTCTTCACTATCTATAGGAATAAAAATAGAAATTTTGGCGTTTGGAATACCGAATCCATTATTAACACTAACACGACCAACAATGACTCCATAGTCGGAACATTGTCTTGTGTAGATATCGCTTTGTAAAATTTTTAAGGATAGAATTTCTAAATGCTCGAATTCTTGTTCGATTAATACTTTTAAAGAAGTATCCACACCAACCTTCGTTCTTACTCTATATGACTTTGACATTTTTTATCTTTTTAAATAAATAGTTTATACACTATTTTTAAAAGATAATTCATAATTTTTAAAAATAAATTATGATTAAAACTTATATTTTTTGGTGAAATTAATTGGATTAGAATTATTATTTAAATAATCATAAATGATATTTGAAATGTCGTTTGGTATTTTATTATCAATACTAGTATGAGTCGTATTAGGAATTTCTAAATTGAGAATATTAGTTACATTATTTTTTAAATTTCTACTAACAACCCCACCCGCATTAGTAAAGAAATAAAAATTGTCAGCCCATTTTTGTGATGTAAAATTAATCACATATTTAACATTAGATTTTACTTTATAATCAAAATTATTATATAATTTATTAGCATTATCTAAAAATATTACTAAATCAACTGAAATATTATTAGTATTTAACTTATCTAAGACTTCAGTTAAACCATAACCACCAACACTATGTCCAACTAATATTATTTTACCTTTAGGTTTAAATAACCTGAAATAATACACATTTTCATAAACATCTTCAGGAGTTAAAGTATAACTATGAGTTCCAATATATGTAATTACTTTAGTTGTTGAATTATTTAATTTACCCTCAATTAATCCTAACCCATCCATATCTCGGGATTTTGTAAAATCAACTTGAGTTTGATTATAGTCAATAACATCGGTAAATGGATTATTTGCCCCTTGAACTACAATTATTAAATTTTCTGTGTTTTCGTTAAAATAAGAAACTTCATTATGTAATGTTTCCAATTTTCTTCTATCGTAGAATAATCGACATTCAGTAATCATTAAAACAAATGAAATTAAACATATAGAAAATTCAAAATATGCTAATTTATTTATTCTTCTAATAAAATAAATAAAAATAACTAAACCAAAAATAAATCTAATGTTTAAGATTAACCCATTAAATATTGATTGAGCCCAAGTTCCATTGTTACCTTTAATTATTTCAAGAAAATTAGATAATACCTCCATTTTCTAAAAATAAGTAACTAAGATAACTCTATCAAGAGAAGTTAACGGTTTTTAAGTTTTTAACTCTAATATTAATATCTTTGTTTGGATATTTAATTTGGTAAGTTTGATTCGGTTCCGCAAAAATAGTATCATCAATTAATTCAATTTGTTTTGTTGTTGAATCTATATATCTTTGAGATGTTTGAGATGACGAATATTGTCCTCCAACTTGGTTGAATACTTGAATATCAGATAATGAAACAACACCATTTTCACTTTGGATTAATCTTCTTAATTCAGAAATATTAACATTTTCACCCATTTGTCTATTGGTTGGGTCAAAATAATCAGAAACAATTGTAATGATTTGAGAAATTACAGTTCCTTGATTTTGAGTATTATCTAAAACAACATCAATATTAAAACTTAAATCAATAACATTAGCACTTTGTATTGACACATAGTCATTTATCATACGATAGTTTGATAAATAATTTGCCACATTGTTTTTCAATGTATTAGATATAACTTCAGTTAACCTACCTGTTTCATCGTAAGATAACATTTGAATAACTATTTTATTATTATTTTCAGTGATTGCAACTTTTGCCGGTGCACCAAATTGTGAAGGCATTGTTCTGATTATAGAATCATAATCATTAACAGTTACTGCTCTTTTTTGTGATGAAAAGTTATATGCCACTAAATTTCTAACTTCTTCTGTTGTTGGAAAACTTGCGCCTCCAATTGCCGCAGTAACATTAGTGCATCTTAATGAATTAACAACCGTTGTATTAATACTATCAGAAGGTCCATTAACAAAGAATGAAACTGTTCCTATTTGAGTAATTGCGTTAACACCAATATTACTACCAACACCACCACCAACTCTATATTGAACAAATAATGTTGTGTTTGCCTTTAAAGAACTACCTAAAGCTAAATTATTAGAATATTTAGACAGATTTAATTGATACCCATCTCTAGCAAATTCTCTTAATTGTTCATCTGCCGATTGTGAACCACCCCCAAAAGTCATTTTTAAAAATCCTTCAGGTGTAAATTCGGTAATAAATTTATCACTAGTTTGAATATATTTTCCCACTTTAATTCCCGGAGCATCAGATACCTTGGTTGGGTCTTCAACAAAAACTCTATCTTCTGCTAAAGAATCCACTTCATACCATCTATTATCTAAACCTAAGAATTCTTGATTTGACGGAATATTACTATATTGTGTGCTATCTTTTAACAATACACTAGTAACACCTAAAACATTTTTATCCGGTAAAAATAATTCATAAAAAGGTCTAACATCATTTGGTGTAATTACTTTTTTAAATACTTTTGTTGTTCCATTAACAACAGTTTCTCTTTTAGTAATAGTATAATTTAATAACTTGTTATTTGAATCAAAATTAGGTATTTTTAATCTGTTAGGATATCCTTCAGCATTAATAGGTGATGCGAAATCAATATCATAAACCGTTTCAAATACTTGTCCCGCTCCGTTAACTTGTGAACCTCTTCTTAAAATTCCACAATATCTTAAATCTTCTTTATCACCATAAGCTGGAACTGTTATTGAAAAATCAACTAAAGCAACAGACGGTCTCATTCCCGGAACTTTTAATCCATAGGTTTTTGCAATATTAAAAATTGATGACCTTTGTTGTGCATACTGAAGAACAGTCTCTTGAATACTTCTATCTATATTAAATTGTAAGTTATCAGTTACCGCAGCATTTAAATCCAACAATACCGAAAACACTGACGCATCATTAAAGTTTTGAATAGTGTCAGGATAATAAGTTTTAGTGAAGTTAATTAACTCCGTTCTAATTGATTGGAAATCTCTTGTAGTATAGGAAATTTTCTTGTTTGCCATAATTTTATATATTAATAATTACAAAGTCACTACTATTAAACACATCATCATTGATGATATAATCAATCTTAACTTTTGCAGTATGTTCATTATTTGAGATGTTTGGGACACGAAATACCCTTTCATCATTATCGTTTATATAACTTCCTTTATCTTCATCTCCATCTGAAGCCGCTGCAATGGTAATTTTAGTTATTTTTATACCCGGTAAATATATTCCCGCAGCCTCTCTTATTTCCGTTTCTATTTCTGAAAAAGTAGGTCCATCTAATGGTTCAAATATAAATTCATATAATCTTGTTCCAAAATCAGGTAAATAATATCGACTACCTTTTTTAGATAATAAAAGGTGTATTAAATTAGACCTAATTTCTTGGTCATTATAATCTGATAAATCCAAATATTTCCCATCAAAAGAATCTCTGAAAGGAAAAGTTAAACCATATGTTGTTCCATCTGCCATAACTATAAATATAGTGTCGTCATTATTTTTTATAAATACCCCCAAAATAAAAAATCACGACCTAAGCCGTGATTTATATTCTTATTAAGAACCACATCCGAAACACTCAAACTCGGAATCCGAAGGTTTTTGTGTTA